CGATGTTGAGCTTGGCCGAGGCCCCGAACGAAACGACACGCGAGGCAAATGATTTTTCTCTTGACGACTGACATCGCCGCCTGCTATCGATGAGGTAGAACGCTCGGGAAGCGTTCTCCCAGAGGCGGGCGGGGCCTCTCGAAACAAACCCGCACCCCACCGGAGCGAGCGCCGGGACGCTCGTGAAACTCTTTCCCGCATGGTTCCCACTCCAGGTGTGTTTGCGTGAACCACCGGATCCCCTTGTACAGCGCCGACGGCGAGCTGGCCGACTGGATCAGCGAGCAGCGCTTGGCGCGGCTCCAGGCCGCCGGGTTGATCGCTCGTGTCGTGCGGCATCGGAAGGGCCACATCAACCGCGCCATCCTGTTCCGGCGCCCCGGCGAAGGCGCGGCGGTGGAGCTGCGGCAGTACATGGGCACCCGCTACAGCTTCCGCGAGCATTTGGACAACGGGCGGCTGTGCTGGAAGCTGCGGCGGTTGGGGCACGGCGACGAGCTGCGGCCGATCTTCCTGGCGGTGGTCGCCGAGTGCATGGCGCCGCAATGAAAGCGCGCAAGGCCAACGTGGGCGGCAAATGGGTGGCGATCCAGCGTGGGCTTCGAGATAAGGTGCCTAAATCGCGCTAATTCCCTGCAAACATGGGTCCTTCGCGGGCCTCGGGGCCGCGGGTGTGCTGGATGGCACGCTGTAGCCACGGTCTGGCGACGAACTAGGTTGACAGGTTGACAGATGCGGGCAGGAGTGATTTGACTTGGCCGCTGGGCGCGAGCTCGTCAGCCAAGCTGAGTACGCGCGCCATCGGGGCGTCAGTCGCCAGTACATCAGCCGGCTGGCCAAGGCCGGCGTGCTGGTCATGCGCGGCGGCAAGGTCGATGTGGCGGCCTCCGACGCCGTGCTGGATGATCGCCCGGAGAAGATTTCCGAAGCCGCCACCAGTGGCCCCGTAGAGGCTGGTGCGCAGACTACGACCTATGCCCAAGCGAAGCTGGCCGACATGCTCTTCCGCGCACGGTTGCGGAAGCTCGAGTACGAAACGAAGTCGGGCAAGCTGATCCCGACCGACGAGGTCAAGGTCGTGTGGTTCAAGCAGGCCCGGCAGATTCGCGACAAGCTGCTCGCCGTGCCGACAAAACTGGCGCCGCAGTTGGCGGCGCTGACTGAGGTGCGGGCAGTGCGGGAGTTGCTGGACGCCGAGATCGAGGCGATCCTGAGGGGCCTCCAGGATGACATCCGCTATCGCCGCCATTGACGAATGCCTGGAGCAGTTGGCAGCGGCGTTCGAGCCGCCGCCGCGGCAGACGGTCTCCGAGTGGGCGGACGCAAACCGGTGGCTATCCTCGGAGGCCTCGGCTGAGCCGGGCCCATGGCGCACCGACCGGGCGCCCTACCAGCGGGCCATCCTCGATGCGCTGACGCCCAACAGCCCTTACGAGCACGTGGTGATGATGGCCGCGGCACAAACCGGCAAAACGGAAGTGGCCTTGAACCTGGTGGGCTACATCATCGATCGCGATCCGGGGCCGATGCTGGTGGTGCTGCCGCGGGTGGAGGATGGCGAGGCCTGGAGCAAGGACCGGCTGGCGCCGATGTTGCGCCACACGCCGTGCCTGGTGGGCAAAGTGGCCGATGTCCGAACGCGCGACTCGAACAACCGCATCCTGCACAAGCAGTTTCAAGGCGGCAGCATCACCATCGCCGGCGCCAACTCGCCGGCGGGCCTCGCCATGCGGCCCATCCGCTACGTGCTGCTCGATGAGGTGGACCGCTATCCGGCCTCGGCGGGCACCGAGGGCGATCCAGTTAGTTTGGCCATCAAGCGGTCGGCCACGTGGTGGAACCGGAAGATCCTGCTGGTTTCAACGCCGACGGTCAAGGGCGCCAGCCGCATTGAGAGCTGGTGGCTGCGCAGTAACCAGTCGAGTTACTGGGTGCCTTGTCCTGAGTGCGGCGCCTATAAGGTGTTGGTCTGGCCGAACCTGGAGTGGCCCGAGGGGCGACCCGAGGAGGCCCAGTACCGCTGCGCGCACTGTGGGGTGTTGATCCCGCCACATCGCAAGCCGTGGATGCTGGCACGGGGCGAGTGGCGGGCAGCCAACCCGAAGTCCAAGATTGCCGGGTTCTGGATCAGCCAGCTCTACTCGCCCTGGAAGGAGTGGCCGGAGACGGCGGCCGAGTTCCTGGAGGCCAAGCACGGCGGGCCGGAGACGCTGCGCGCCTTCATCAATACGGCGCTCGGCGAGCTCTGGGACGACGAGGCGGAGACCAGCGTCGAGGTGGCGACGCTGGTGAACCGGCGCGAGTCTTTCGGGCCGCGTCTGCCGACCGGGGTGGCGGTTCTAACTGCCGGGGTGGATCTTCAGGTGGATCGGGCCGAGCTCGAGCTAGTGGGTTGGGGACGCGGCGAGGAGTCGTGGTCGATCGAATACCGCGTCTTTCCCGGCGATCCCAGCGCGCCCCAGCTTTGGCAGGCGCTCGATGAGTATCTCAGGCGCGAGTGGTTACACGAGTACGGTATCAAGCTGCCGGTGGCCGCTTGTGCGATTGACTCGGGCTTCCACACCCAGGCGGTGTATGAGTTCTGCCGGACGCGCTACGGTCGGCGCATCTTTGCCATCAAGGGCAAGGGCGGCGGGGTGCCGGTGTGGCCGAAGCGCCCGAGCCGGAGCACGTTGGGCCGCACGCCCTTGTGGATCGTGGGTGTGGATAGCGCCAAGAGCGTCATTTACAGCCGGCTCAAGATCGAGCAGCCGGGGCCGGGCTACTGTCACTTCCCGATGGAGCGCACCGAGGAGTTCTTCGAGCAGTTGCTCTCGGAGGTGCTGGTGACGAGCTACGCGCGCGGGGTGCCGGTCAGGGAGTGGCGGCGCAAGAAGGGCGTGCGCGGCGAGGTACTGGATGCTCGGACCTACGCTTACGCGGCGCTGTGCGGGCTGGTGTCGATGGGCTTGAGATTGGACACCGAAGCCGACCGGATTGCTGCGCTCAGGCCGGCGGAGTGCGAGGACAAGATCGCGGCGCCCGCCGCGCCCGTGCGCAAGGTCCTGCGCAGCCGGTGGCTCGAGTCCGGAGTGCGCAGCCTGTAAGAGGGTCACGATGGAAAACCGCGAGTTCCTCGATGCGCGGTCGTTTGGCAAGATCGCTGTGCCGACGCCGGGCACGCCAATGCCCATCACTACCGACACCAACCTGCGCGCGGCCAAGCTGCGCTTCGCCGTGGTGATCGGCGAGACAGGCCGGGTGTTCCTGGGCGTCGAGGGGATGAACAAGGCCACCGGCGCCGGAGTGATTAAAGAGTTCTGGCCCACGGGCGCCGGCGGCGGGATTGCCGATGAGCTGATCCTCGAATCCCAAAACGGTGACTTACTGCGGCCCGCTGACTACTACGTGGACGCCAACGTCGCCGGCGAGGGGTTGATGGTTGCTTACTGGGTCTGGGTCCCGCACTGGGCGTGATGATCCGGGAGCTACGGATTTGGTGGCGGCTGCGGCCGCTGATTGACGAATTCAAGGAGCTGACCAAGATGCGATTCTCGGTGAACGTTGCGATTCAGATGCTGGCGCTGGTGGCGCAGGGCATCAACGCCACGCAGGACCTGCTGCCCGGGCGCGGCAAGTTCTGGGCCATGGTGGTGCTGTCGGCGGTACAGGGCGCGACCGCGGTGTTGGCGCACTTCGCCAACCCGGACGGAACGCCGGCCGCAGTGCCCTACATCAAGAAGTGAACCTCGACATCCAGATCGAGCGCCGGCCGGTGGAGCGGCTGATCCCCTTCGCGCGCAATCCGCGCACGCACACGGACGAGCAGGTGGCGCAGATTGCGGCCTCGATCGTCGAATTCGGGTGGACCAATCCAGTCCTCGTGGGCGCCGACGGTGTGATCATCGCCGGCCACGCGCGCCTCCAGGCGGCGCGCAAGCTGGGTTTGAGCGAGGTGCCGGTGATTGTGCTCGATCACCTGAGCGAGGCCCAGCGGCGGGCGCTGGTCATCGCCGACAACAAGCTGGCGCTCAACGCCGGCTGGGATGAGGAGCTACTGCGCGGCCTGCTCAGCGAGCTCCGCGAGGATGAGTTCAACCTCGAGGTGCTGGGCTTCTCGGATGAAGAGCTGAATGCCCTGCTGACGGAGGCGCCCGACCTGGCCGAAGGCCTCACCGATGAGGACGCCGTTCCCGAGCCGCTCGAGGAGCCGGTGTCGCGGCGCGGGGATCTGTGGATCCTGGGCGAGCACCGGCTGCTCTGCGGCGACTCAGCCAATCGAGAAGACGTGGACCGTCTAATGGCCGGCGAGGTAGCGGACCTGGTCAACACCGATCCTCCTTACAACGTGCGCGTCGAGCCGCGCTCGAACAACGCCATTGCCGCCGGGCTGAGCTCGTTCGGCGGCCTTCAGCATCACCAGAGCTTTGATCTGCACCGCGGCGCCTCCAAGGCCAAGCGCACAACCACGAAGCTGCGCCCCAAGGATCGCGCGCTGGCCAACGACTTCCTCAAGGACGCCGATTACGACGTACTGCTCCGCCAGTGGTTCGGGAACCTGGCCGCGGTGCTCAAGCCGGGGGGCGCCTTCTACATCTGGGGCGGCTACGCCAACTGCGCCAACTACCCGCCGGCGCTGGCCGACTGCGGCCTGTACTTCTCGCAGGCCATCATCTGGGTCAAGGAACACCCCGTGCTCACGCGCAAGGATTTCATGGGCAACCACGAGTGGTGCCAGCCTGCGGACACGCAGGTCATGACGCCCGAGGGTGCGGTTCCTATTCAGAGCCTGCGCGATGGCGATCGGGTCATCAGCTACAGTCGCAACTCGAACGTGCTCGTAGGGCTGCGCCAGGGCCTGCCCGTGCGGCAGACCCGGCGGCGTTACCACGGACCGCTACTCTCGGTCCGTGCCGGGCGTTCAGTGACACGCTGCACGCCGGGGCACCATTGGAGCGTGAAGCTCGCCCCGTGGGCGGGGGAGTGGTGGTGTGTCTATCTGATGCGGCGAGGTTGCTGGTGGCGCATCGGGAAGTCCAAGCTCCGCTCCACCTGGGGCGTCGGGGTAAAACACCGGCTCAAGACCGAGGGGGGCGAAGCGGCTTGGATCTTGTCCGTCTATCCCTCGAACGTGGAAGCGACCATCGCCGAGCAACTCATTCTGGCCGAGTACGGGATTCCGACGACGACCTGGTCGGAGAGTGCCTCCTCGCGAAGGGCCCTGGCCGACGTGCGCAGGCTTTATGATCGACTGGACCTGACGCGACTGGAGCAGAACGCGCGCCGCCTGCTCCAGGACCACGGCCGATCGTTCGATCATCCGTTCCTGATCGCTCACCACACGCGCGACAAGATCGGCGCTCGCCCGTCCGTGCGCGTGCGGGCCTGCAACTTGTTGTCGGGCGTAATGATGATTCCCGTAGCAGTCCACGGCCAGCAGACGCGGTGGGAGCCCATTCATGTCGACTGGGAGCCGTTCGATGGCGAGGTGTACTCACTGGACGTGGCGCGCTACGCTCACTACGTGGCCGATGGCCTAGTAACCCACAACTGCTTCTATGGCTGGCGTGAAGGCGCGGCGCACTGGTTCAACCCGGAGATCAAGAACGCCACCGACGTGTGGGTCGTCAAGAAGGTCAACCCGGCGGCGATGGTGCACTTGACGGAGAAGCCGGTAGAGTTGGCCCTGAGGGCGCTGACCTACTCGTCGCGGGCCGGCGAGGTGGTGTTGGATTTGTTCGGCGGCTCGGGCTCGACGCTGATCGCGGCCGAGAAGCTGGGACGCCGGGCGCGGCTGATGGAGATCGATCCATCGTATTGTGATGTCGTGATTTCTCGCTGGGAATCTCATACTGGCAAGAAAGCGGTGCTTGAGTCGTCCGGGGAGCCCTTCCAAGTAGTTCGAGCGAATCGCAGTTCTGTGACTCAGTAAAGCTCCGAACGTCATCCGCTTTGCTTTTTCCACGTATGCTTGCTCTAAGTCCGCAAGTTCCTGGCCCGGTTGCAAAGGCGTGCAAGCGATGCCAACGAGAATTGCCGATCGAGCAGTTCTATCGGGTCCGCTCGAACACTCTGTCGTCCCGCTGCCGTTCTTGCCACGGTGTGGAGGTACGTCAGTGCGTCATATGCGGGGCAGAATTTGAAGGAAGAGCCGGGCGAAAACTTTGTTCGGAACGGTGCAGGAAGCTTTACCGGCCGCAAACCTTCTTGACGTGCCGTGATTGCGGGCGGACTTTTGGTCCGGTTGATCGTCTTACCCGTGTGTACTGCTCGTATGCCTGCAAAGCGCTGGCGCAGGCCGTCGGTCGTCGGCCGCCCATGCAGTGCAACCAAAAGGCAAAGGCTGCCCAGCGCATCGTTCGCTACCACGTCCAGACCGGCCGACTTCAGCGCCCAGAGTGCTGCTCGTGGTGTGGCCGGTACGGACGCGTCGAAGCCGCCCATGAGAACTACGATCAGCCGCTTGAGGTTCGCTGGCTCTGCACCTCGTGCCACCGTAAGTGGGATTGGGCCGATCCGAAGGGAGGTGTGACTGCATCGAGCGGACGAGACCTCGAACAGTTGCAGAATGGCGCCGCTGAGTATCGATCGTGAGATCGAGCGCTGCCGGCGCGAGATTGCCGAGATTAAGGGCCTGCTGTCGAGCGGTCACCGGGACGTCGCCGGGCTGTGCCTGGCGCTGGCCGACTGGAGTGCGGAGCTAAGGCTGCTCGAAGAGGAACGCCGCCGGGTGCACGACCCAGCGGCGTCAGGGATGCGGTGATCAGTTGCGGCGCCCGTAGCGCCGGCGCAGCCAGCCCAGATACAGGCGCCCGACGAGGCGCCACAGGCAGCCCGGCTGGGATGGCTCCGGCGAGGGCGCTTGCCGGGGCATGAACTCGGCCAAGCCGGTGTGGCTGCACATCTGGCAGCCCCGGCCCAGGCAGGCCGAGCAGGGGGCGGGCGGGTGCTGCCGCAGATACTCAAGCAGCAGCTCTCGCCCCTCGTCGTCGTGGTCTTCGAATTCGATCATCATGGCGGGCCACCTACTCGGTGAGGAAGTAGACGCCGGCGCCGTCGTCGCCCTTGCGGCGGGTGACTTTGTGTCCCATCTTCTTGGCGAGCGCGCCGG